GATACATCAACTGCAGCTGATAAGAAAGCTATTAAAGACAATCAAGAAAAAATTAAAGTAATAGAAAAAGAAAAAGCAGCTAGAGATCAGTTGTATAATGCACAACTAAGAAATATTGAAGCTCAACAACAAGAAATGAATCTTGAATCAGATATTATTCGTGCAAGAGGATCTGGGGATCTTCTTGCAATGGCTGCAGCCAAAAGAGCACTTGATGTCCAACGCACAAAAGATGCTATGGCAAAAGCTAAAGAAGCAGCAGACAATGCAGATCAAGCAAAGATTGATGCATTACAAAAGAAAATTGATGAGTTGCAAGCTAAGCAATCTGGCCCTTCAGTTACAATTAGTACCGCTGCTGAAGATGCAGCTCTTGCTGCAGCTCAAAAGAAATTGATGGAGGCACAATCTGGTGCTGGAACAAAGGCTTCTGCTGTAAAATCAGATATTAATATTCAACTTGAAAAAGAATATAATGATTGGTTAGATAAGCATAAGAGTCTTTGGGAAAAGATTAAAAATGCAATTAGTGATGCTTTTGGATGGGTTCAAAAAATCTGGGACAAACTAACTACACCAGTAGGTAAATGGTTTAGCGATATGTGGGATAAAGTTTCTGGCTGGGCTAAAAATGTATGGACTTGGCTTGGAGATATTATTGATTGGTTAACTCCTCCTATTGGAGAATGGTTCTCAAAACTTTGGAGTGGAGTTAAAACTGTAGCTGGAGAAGCATGGGGATTTATTAAAGAAATTTTTGGAAAACTTGCTGGAACATCTGTGGGTAAATGGTTCACAGATCTTTGGGATAAGGCAAAATCAGCAGCAGGGGCTGTAGCAGGCTTTATTGGTGATATGTTTAGTAAATTATCTAAACCAATTGCAGGATGGTTTGGTGGAGTTTGGGATAAACTTTCTAGCACAATATCAACTATTATTGATAAAGCTAAAGAATTTGCAAGCGTAATAAAAGGAATTACTGGAGGCCCACTTGGAGTTATAACATCATTATTTGGTGGAGTAATTTCAAAATTAGTTAATGCAGTTGTAGGAAAAGCTTCTGGAGGCTATGTGTCTGGCCCAGGTTCCAGTACATCTGATTCAATACCAGCAATGCTTTCAAATGGTGAATATGTAATTCAAGCAAGTTCTGTATCTAAGTACGGCAGAGATTTCTTAGATGCAATTAATAACAAGTCCTACAGCATTCCTTCTTCAAGACTTGGAACTTATACCGCAGAAGCATTATCTGATACAATATCAAATGCAACAAATTATGGAGGGAATACAATCAATGTTTATCCTCCACAAGGAGCAGATGCTCAACAAGTAGCCAACATGGTTATTAGACAACTTGATTTAGTAAAACAAAAGCAACAAACTATGAGAAGGGTAGGTAATGGATAATGACATATGCAATTAGTGCTGGGCTATACATATCTACAGACAATTCAAACTGGTACGCATTGACAGATCACAATAGATCTCCAATATCTTATGCACCACAAAGAATTGAGCAATCTCAAAGAATGGCTGATGGAACTATGAGAAAGTATGTAGTTGCCAATAAAGGAATTTATGATGTAAGCTGGACAATGATACCAGCAGCAACTCAAACAATTTCATCTGTTGGGGGTATTAATATTACATCTTTCCAACCAACTGTAGATGGTAATTATGGAGCAGCTTTTATGAAAGCTTTTTATAATGCCAATGTCTTTAATCCAATTTATATTAAATTAATTAATGCTACTGATAATGCAACGGGAACTGCATTTTATTCTTCTAGGCAAGGATCGTCAGCAACTGCTCCATCAAACGGTGTAGGTAATGGTGTAGAGGTTAGAAAAGTATTCATTACTGATTTTTCATATACAGTAATTAAAAGACTTACATTAACGGATTACGTAGATGTAAAGATTCAGTTTACGGAGGTATAATGTTAGAAGTCACAGATACAACTGCAAAACAAACATTTGCTTCATCTAATTCTATAAATCTTGTCCCGCAGGTATATGCTGAATGGAATTACAATTCATTTAACCAACCTTATGTGACAGCTTCAACAACTACATCAGAAATTATTGCTTCAAGTGGTTTAGATTTAACACAAGCTGCTGCTTGGTCTGGTTCAAATGTAGTGTTTACAAGAGCAGCTGGTTTTGGAAAAGCAAGTGCAGTAAGAACATCTGCAGACTGTGCATTATTTACATTATCAACAGGTAGTTCTCAGATATCTACATCATCAAAAATAATTGTATCTGGAGCTGCTAAAACTGGATTTTATAAAATGGTATTTTGGGTAAAAGGACTTGGAGTTCAAACTTCTGGACTACCGTCACCAGTATCAACAGTTCAACTGGATGCTTCAACTGGAGCGGGAACATCAACTTGGTACTACAGAGTAGTTCCAGTAGGATCAAATGGACAAACGCTAGGGCTTAATTTAAATGTTTTTCCTACGGATGAATTTGTATTTTCCAATGTTTCAAGCACACAAGTAGTATTTAAAATAACCACAGACCCAAGTGCATCAGCATATCATATATATAGATCTACTTTTTCTGGGGATACAAATCCAACCTATATTGGAACAGTTGGAAATTATTCGTCAGTAGTTTTTGTAACAGACACAATTGCAAATACAAATTATAACGCTTTTGCTCCAAGCAACTTTACAAACAAAATATTTGTCAGCCCTCAAATTTTATTTTACAATAACACAGCAGTAAAATATGGAACACATTTTGTAAAAACATTTAATGCTTCAAATGCAGAAACATTTGTGCAAGATGGAACAGTTGTTGTTGATCCCGTCATTTGGCAAAAGGTTGAAGTTTGGTTTGGTGTTCCAGCAGATGCAACATCTCAAGCATTTGATAGAATTAATTTATTATTAAATTCTTCAGCAGATTATACTAATTCATCATATTATGTAGATAATTTACAAATTTATGAAGTTACCGAATATGATTTTCTTTATAACCAATATTACACAACAGATTCAGTATTTTCTGGAAGTCGTCCTGGGGAATCATTATTAAATCCAAATGTTGGTACTAACTCTCCATTACGCTATATCAATTATGGTAAATGGAATCAATCTAAAAAACCATGTTCATTTTTTATTCAAAATCCAATGTTGATGATGAATAATACCGCACCATACAAGCAGTATGTCCCATCCATATACGACAGATTTCAATACTATGTTTCTCAGCCAGGATTAACAACAACAGGTATTCAAGCAAATTATGATTCTTATTTATCTGTTAATAAAATTGTTATTAAAATATTAAAAGGTTTTGCAACGCCAACAGCATCATCAATTACATTGACGACTAGTACTGGTACTGCAACTATTAGTGGAATTACATTTGGAGATGATGGAATAGCAACCTTATACTATTCTGGAACATCGTGGTCTCAAACTGCATGGTCTTCACCCCCACAATTAAGCTCTACTGGCCAGCTGCAAGGGACATTAAATAATGTAAAAGGAGTTAAGTTTAATGTTACTGGACTTACAATAAACCCAGCACTTCCAGCAGAAGATATTGCAAAGTATGCAAATGAATTAAGTTCTTTAAGTTTAATTGAAATTTCTCCTAGACTTGAAATTGATATTACTCCGTTGCTATTAAGTATTAATCAGACTAAAGAAATATCTCAAGGCGGGAACGGATTCCCAATAGGAGCAATAAGTTCAAATAATGCTGGGATATCCGTAAGCAATATTCCAGTAACATATAACGGATCACCATTTACAATATTTGAAAACGATTCCCCAGAAGCAACATTTTATAATTTAATGAGACAAGGTGTTAAATTTACATGTTCATATACTTCACCTATGGGATCATTTTCAGGAACAATTCCAGCAGGAGTATTTTATTCAGATACATGGTCTGTTTCAGATATTGATAATGTTAATATTAGTGCATTTGATCAGTCAAAATATTTAATGATGTCTTTAGCAGCTCCACAATATTCAGCTACAAATGCTGGATTGGTAGAAATTATATCTGATTTACTTAATATATCTGGAATTAGTGATTATGATTATGACTCTTTAGTCAGTGCGGTTGATCAAAAAATAAAGATTAATTATTTTTGGTCTGATGAACAAGTTACATTATTTGAAGTTTTAAAGAATTTATTTGTTGCTTATCAAATGGCTTGCTATTTTGATGAATACGGAATAATGAAATTTACTGGAATCATACCCATTTTAAATGAATTTAATGCAACTTCATTTACGCCAGATTTTGTTGTAGCAGACACTTCGGTAACAGCTGGAGCAATATCTTATATTTCTAATATCGTACCAGGTTCATTTAATGAAACTGTTGGGCCAAAAATTGGTAAAGTAATTCTTAATTATAAAACTGCAAATATACAATATAGTGACAATGCTGCGGATCCAAATGCTGGTGTTGGATTAATTGCAAATAAAAGAGAGTTTGTAAAGACTGTTTGGAAAGAAGATTCAGAATCAGCATTAGCATGCTCAATGACATCTAGATCTGTTTATCCACAAGATAATTATTTTTACTTTGATCCTGCTTTAATTTTAGATAGCAGAAGAACCATTGGAAGTAATTTTGGTGATGTGTTTATTGGTTCTGAGGCTGTTTCTTATGAAGGAATTGAATATGCATTTTTCCCAAATAATATGTCTGACATTAACATTAAAAAGGTAATCACAGTCCCAGGCGATATTGATAAAGC